CAAAATCGGGATGCCGTGGGCGTGGGTCGGAATCGGGGCGGATCCGGAGGAATCCCCTCCCGCCTTGCCGCCGTCCACGGAAACGCTCACCACCTTGCGGCTCTTGCGGAGCTGCTCCAGGGCCATGCGGTTCATGATGAATTTCGTTACGCGGACGCCCGCCGGGAACAAAGCCAGCAGTTCCGCCAATTTATCGTCATCCAGCGTCGTTCCTTCAGCGGTGCCGATATTTTTCAGGCGTGCGGCGGACAGCTTGGAGTTGTTGACCAGGGCGACAAAGGCGGTCAGATCGGCAGCTTTGCCGGGAATGGCGCCCTGCTCGCCCGTTTCCGGATCCTTGCCGGGAATAAGCGCATCCTTGAACGTGCCAAGAGTAATTCCCTTGTCGCGGCCCCAGCGCCAATGCACGCCTTTGGGACCCTCCACAACGGCAAATACGGACGTTCCGTCGTAATTGTCGGCGGCCTTGGAGCTGTCCGCGCTGATGATCATCGTGTCGTCAATGAAATCGGGAAGCCCGGGAAAGCCGTTCTTGTCGATTTTCGTTCCGTAAAAACCCTGGGCTCCCAGGGAAAGCAACACCCCCTCCGTAATACCGGAAGCTTCATCGGCCAGGACGGCAGCTTCCCCGTCGTCAGAGCTTTCCAACGTAATATGATCCACAAAAACGATGGAGGAAATGGGAAACAGTTCCACGTTCCTTGATTCGTAAGTGCAGGACGTGTATCCGATGGGAGCATTGGCCGGGCGGAACCGGGCCCGGGGGATGCCGGTGCGCACATAGGTTTTGATGATGGTTTTGGAGCCCACCACGGAAGCAAGCTGCGTTACTTCCGGGGCGGAGCATCCCACTTCTTCGATCAATCCGATGTCGGATGCCGAACCATTGCGTTTCTGAATGTCCAGTAGAGTCAAAAATGACATGGCTTAGTTCTTTTCCCTGTTGATGTTTTCAATGATGCGGTCACGTCCGGTAGGCTCATTCCCGCCGTTGCCGTTATTGGCCTTGCCGGCGACCACCGTCGTAAAAGCGGGGTTCGGATTGATGGAGGCGATCAGAGCCTTGCCGGCCTTGATATTGGCCGTCAGAGCGGTCTTCAGGGCCTCTTTGGCATCTTCATCTTCCGGAGCAATCTTGCCGGCCTTGATGGCGGCTTCAATTTCCGCGTCGATAAGAGCCGCCTTGGAGGCTTTCACCTCGGCAAGCTCGGCTTCCGCCGCTTTCAGTTTGGCTTCGGTTTCGTCCAGCCTGGCCTTGGCCGCCTTGCAGGAGGCCGCTTCCTTTTTGGCGTCCTCCGCCTCTTTTCGGGCCGCTTCAAGTTCCGTTCCGGACTTCTCGCCGCCCTCGGATTTCTTCTTCAGGTCGTTGATTTTGTCCTCCGCGATCTTGCCGGCCTTATCAGATGCGGCTTCCTCTTTGGTGAGGACACCGCATTTAACCAGTAGTTCGTACATTGTTGTATGTGTGTTATTTGTTTGGTCATGAACAGCACCGGTATCCTCTCCGCCGCTATTCAAAGGCATGTCCGGTTCAAGAACCGTGAAATTCTCAAGTCTGGCCTTGCCGGCCGCAATGCGGGCAATATTCTCAAAGGCCGGGTCATTCACCAGAGAGCCCACCTCAATGTCATCAGGTTCAAGGCCTATGGGTCGGCAGGTTGACGTGTTGAGCCTGAACGCCGGAGAAAAATAGCTGTAGTCACGCCCCAGCACCGCTTTCCTGCCGCTTTCCGTCCATTCCCCCTTGAGGATGACGCCCACGCCGTCCATGTAGTCAAAGGCAGCGGGAATAAAGGAGGCGGGTCCCGTCTTGTGGTCAAAGTAGCAGACGGGCCGAACGTTTTGAGTGAGCTTCAGCACAAGATCCCGCTGCAACCCTTCCAGGCATGAGCGGTCCACAATCACTCTCTGCCGCCCGCCAATGGAGGCATTGATAAAATGTTCCCCTTCCGGCATGTACACGATACAGGCCGGAGCGTCGCCAAACGCAAGAGGAACGTTAAACTCAAAATCCATGCCTCAAGCATGGCATGAAACGGAAAAGCGTAAATAGTCGGGGCTGGATATGGATTCAAGCGTCCAAGATAGAGAGTAGCTCGGTTATCAAAAAAAGCTTCCCATGTTATACGTTATTGACATGAAAAAATTTCACGACTATATTATCCCTCAACAGGGCTTCCATGGGATTGCTTCCTCCGTTGGAGAAGGTTTTTTCTGGTCGTTCTGTTTTCTCTCCCCTTGTCTATTAGACTTTTTATGCCGTTCTCCGTTCCTTGCGGAGAACGGCATCTTTGTTTTCCAACCAATCACATATTCTAATAAGACGTTTCAAATCGGTAATATATTGGGCTCCACTATGTAAAATTGTTGGATCTTTAACCAATAAATTTCTAAGAAATTGAAAGAGACGCCCGTGAGCAAGCTCTTTCTCATCAAGAAAAGCTATTTTTTGATATTTATTTTTTATGGAATCCCATTTTTCTTCAATCTCTTTCAAACTATTATAAGGCCTTCTCTCTTTTTTCTTTCTCAACGCACTACTTAAAAAACTTTCAAAATAAGTATGTTTATTAATATAATCTTGGATTCTCCCATCTCGTGGAAGACATGAATGATTTTTTAAATATTCTGTAATAAAATAAAATATAGGATATTCAAATCTGCTCATATGTTCAGGCAACCAACTTTCCATAAAAGAATTGATTTCTATTTTACAATCCATCATTATAATATGGCGATAAACATCTTCAGATTTCAACACATTATGTCCACTAAAATATCCATTAGTAAATCCCATAATATGACGCGGAGCTATTTTACCTTCTTCATCCAATAATTCAGAAGATATAACTTGAATAATATCCTGCGGAGAATTATCATGAACAGTTTTATACAAATCCTGTTTTATTCTTTTAAGAAGATTCAAATTATAATTCCTCTTAACCTTTATTAAAGATTTAAATATAGGCAAATAGCTCGACGTTGATATTTTAGTCAAAACAAGTTGCTTATTTTCAAAATTAAAAGCATACGGTGTTACAATAGGAGTGTGCTGCTCTAAATTATATTCAACAAATACTATCCGTTGCGCTAGCATACTTAGATGATACTCATTCAAACATTCAGCTATCGATGAGAAAATTCCTTGAATATTTGCATCAGAAGCAGAATAACCTAAAAATAAAATTGGATGCTCCATGAAAAACGATAGAAGTTTAGAAGTTAAATAAGACTTTTTTCTTTCAAACTCTTCATAATTCTCTTCTGTAAATACAAGACTCTGTGGATCTGAACAACATCCATGAATTTTATAAATTTCCAAATATCCTGTAGCTTCTGAAAAGATAAGGTCTGTTTGTCCTATATACACATCATAATCTGGGAAAATTTGTTCTAAAAATTTATCATAATTGGTTGTTATTATTCCATTTACACTATGTTTTGAAGCTACTTTTAAATCAGATAGTTCTTGTTGAAGAGAATCTTCGAGTTTTTGTTTTTTTACATCCGAGAAAAGTTGAGCTAAGTATATGCGAAATGGAGATATTCCTTCTTCTATTTTTTTTCTATCTAATTCTGTAACGGAAAAAATTTCTTCTCCGGAAAAAAATTTTCTATTAAATTCATTTTCCATCAAAGAAGCAATTTTAGGGAAAAGTTTATGATCAGGTATATTCTCACCCACTTCATGACGATAACTAGGTAAAGGATAATGAGAATTTGATCGTATTTTTTGAGCCAATTTTTCCATAAGTTCGGCCCAACTCATAGTTCCACAATAACGTTTAGTGAATCCACTGCCTATAAACAGGAGAGGAGCAGTAGTCATATTCTCAAAAACCTTATCTATATCACTCATCATATATCCTTAAAATACCACAATATCATACCTTAGTCCAGAATAACCGCCAGAACATCCATGAGCTTGACGCCATAGGCGCTGATCAGTTCTTCGCCGGTCGGGATGGCGTCCGGCCAGGGGTCCTGTGTGATGGATTGGCGCAGGGCATACACCGCACGCACTCCCCCGCCGTCCACGGCTTCAAACAGGGCGTTCTTGTTGGGGATGGTGAACAATTCCCCGATTTCGGATTGATAATCAGCCGTCCGGCGCCCGTGGGCCTCCGGAACAAGGGGAATAGTCAACGCCCCGGCATTTTTGGCCGTAATTGTCCCTCCCTTTATTTTATGCCGCAGGGATCCGTCCTCGTCGGGATTGGAGATAACCGCTCCGGAAGCATCCGCAGAGGAAAGGAACCATTTACGGGCAATATTGGAAAACCAGCCTGTCGACATGCGCCCCGGACCGTGCGTAGGAAGAGAATTGTTGATCCAGTGTTCCCGCCCTTTGCCGTCGTACCAGGACGCCAGATAGTCCCGCAGGTATTCGCCGCTTTCCCGGTTCGCGGATTCCAGCGTTTCCGGAGCGGCTATCTTCATGGCATCGTCAAGTGCGGCGTCAAAACCGCTCATGTCAATTTCAATGTTCATGCCCGTCATTCTTTCTCGGCGGTTGTTTTTGATTCGCGCATGGAGTTCCAGCCGGCTTTAAGAGCGGCATGCTGAACCTTGACAAGGCGATCTTCCAGCAGGGATGTATCTATCTCGTCCCACAGATCCGGAACCAGCTCACGGGCGGACCGGATGACTGTTTCCAGGTCTTCTCCGGCTTCGACGGAGGCAATAAGGGCTTCCATGAATCCGGCAACACCGGAGGTCAGTTCATAAGCCGCCTGATCCGTCTGGCGTCCGACACGGGAGGCAATCCGGTTAATTTCTTCAATGTGCTTTAGCGTTTTTTTTTACGCGCCGCATATACTAGGGATTCCCTGTCCAGGTCATCCATTTCCCCCGGTTCCAAGCCGGCGCTCCCAAAAGAGGGAGGCTGATAGAGCTTCACCCCTTCTTCGGGCATGGGGATGTCAAGCCAGTCGTAAACCTGTTCTTCAGCGACGGGAACAATCCTGGTTGCCTTGTCCACCCAGTCAAGTTTTGCCAAGCTCATTCCGGAGGACGGGTCCTTAAAAGAGATGACGGGCAGATGTTCCGGGCGTCTTCCCAGGTTAAGTTCCAGGATGGCCGGGACAAGCTGCTGATTGAGGACGCCGGCAACGTATTTCCCGCGGGCTAGAACAACCTGGTTTTCCGTATTTTCGTGCACTTCGCCCAGGGCGCGATTGCCGCCCGTGCTGGAAACGGAACTGGTGAGGGTTTGCCCCAAAATCAGAATATCGCATGCCTTGTTGGCCTCTTCGATCATGTTCAGGTGCGGAAGCTGGTTGCCTCCCTTGACGGCGTCGTGAAATTGCACGTCCGCATCCGGGGCCGTTACAAGGATGCCCGTCTGTCCGAATTTCACCATCTGGTCAAATAGCTTTTTCTGCGCCAGGGTTCCCGATGCTTTTCCATGCCGCAGAGGGGATCCGAATATCTGGCAGAACTCCATGAACCAGGATAATCCGAATTTGGCCGCGCCGAACCAGCCGACCAGGGCCAGAAGGTTGGCGCCGTAAACAGGATGGTCAAGCCCGTCGCAGTTGAGGGACGCAATGAATTTGTTGGGGGGGAATTCCATTTCGGGACCGCACCCTACTCCGTCTGGACATAGTACAAGACGGTCGATTTGAGCCGGGTAGCTGGACCATTTGTAAAATGTGGATGGAATGGGGCAATAGGCGCGGGGCGCACGGATATGGCCGGGGTTCCACATGATTTCCAGCACACCCACGCCGCGTTCCGGAGCTTCCGCCAGGGCTCCAATCAATCCGTTCAGGTCCAGTTCCCATTTTCCCTGTTCAAGCCGGCAGCAATACAGGGCGGATTCCACCAGATCCGCGTACCGACTGGCCGTTGGTGTCGGCTTTTTGCCTTTCTCGGCCCAGGGAGACACGGTAAGTTCCAATGCCTGAACCTTTTCGCGGAGCTTCCGCAGGTTTCCCCGCAGCCGAGGCCATTCGATTTTCATCGAGCGAAATACGCGTTCCAAGTCGAGCATATTGCCCGTCTGGATGCTCTCGCGGGCATTTTTCAGCACCCGGGGCGTGATGCTGGTGTAAAAACCAAGATACCCTCTCTCCTGGGGGGAACGATCCTCGAAAATTTCAAAGTCGGCGGTCTTGGTTTTCCTGGCGGCCTTTTGGCTGCGGGGTTTCTTGCTCATAGGGGGAGTGATGTAAAAATTAAACAAGCTCCTGCGCCACGCTGAACGCATCGTCACAGCGGTTCAG